CACAAGCTAGTGGTGAAGCTGAAGGTAAGTTATGGCTCACTATGGACATGGTTGATGGCAGTAAGACAGCTAAGCAAGGTGAAGCTGATTGGATTCTAGGTATTGGTAAAGAACAGGACAACACAAGTCGTATTCGATATTTGAATATTACTAAAAACAAATTACTTGGTGATGAAGACACGCTACCTGATCTTAGACATGGTTCATCTCAAGTCTTAATTAAACCTGAAGTAGCACGCTACGAGGATCTATAATGAAATACAAAGTGATTGATGTAGAAACTACAACATCTAACAAAGGTAATCCTTTTGATACAAAGAACAAACTCTGCTATGTTGGCATTGGAACTGACATGTATCCAATCGAGTATGGTGATGCTCCTTATGGAGAATGTTTAAACAACATACAGAAACAGATTGATGAAGTTGATGTGTTAGTTGGATTTAATATTAAGTTTGATTTACATTGGCTTAAGAAGTATGGTATTAACTTCGGTGACAAACGTATTTGGGATTGTCAGTTGGTTCACTTCATCTTAGGAGGACAACAGAATCCTTACCCTAGTTTAAACGGTGTCTGTGAACACTACGGATTAGAAAAGAAATTAGATGAAGTCTCAGAGGTTTATTGGAAGAATGGTGTAGATACTCCTGACATACCTGAGGACATCTTAAGAGAATACTTACTTAAAGATTTAGAATTAACAGAGCAAGTGTATTTGAAGCAAGTAGAAGAAGTAAAACAAAACCCATTACTTGCAAGGCTAATAAGTTTACATAATCAGGACTTACTTGTCTTACAAGAGATGGAATTTAACGGACTATTATTTAACCAAGAATGGAGTGAGGTGCTAGGAAATGAACTCGAAGAACAAATTGATAAACTTGATAGGTCATTGTTTCAATACCATGAATTTGATGACTTTAACCCTAACAGTGTCGATCATGTTAGTTGTCTCTTGTATGGCGGCAATATTGTTTACAAGCGTCAGGTTCCTGTGGGACACTATAAGACTGGTGACAGGGCAGGCGAAGTAAAATATAAGTGGGAAGAATTTAAGTTAGAACTACCACGATTAGTTAAACCTTTAAAGGGAACTGAGTTAGTCAAGGAAGGATACTTCTCGACTGATGAGAAAACTTTAAAGACTTTGACTGGTTCAAAGAAAGCTAAAGAAGTTATTGAATTATTGTTGACAAGATCTTTATTAGAGAAGAGAATGTCTACATACTACAAAGGATTAGTGAACTTGATCGAAGAACAGAATTGGAAACGTAACATGATCTATGGTCAGCTAAACCAATGTGTAGCAAGGACAGGTCGACTATCTTCTAGTAAACCTAACTTGCAGAACTTTGATGGTGAAATTAAAACTTTATTTTATTCTAGATATTAGGAGGCAATATGGAACAGTATGATGATAATGTAGCAAATGATATGATTGCAGAAAGACATGCAAGAGAACAAGCTTGGGTTGCACACACAATCCACGATGTGAATGACATCATAGAAGAGTTTGGTGTAGAAGTTGTATTCGAACATCTTAATGACTATGCTAAACAAGAGATTGTTAGGCACTTAGCAGAGACGTTTTAATGCTTCTTCAAGCTGATGCAAAACAGTTGGAGTGGGTAGGAGCAACCTTCTTCAGCCAGGACTCAGTTGCTCTAAAGGAGATATGGAACGAAGTTGATCAACACTCTGACAACCAAAAGAGATTTGGTCTTCCATCTAGACTTATTGCTAAGACGTTTGTATTCCGTCTTATCTATGGAGGATCTGCGTATTCTTATGCAAACGATCCTGATTTTAAGGACATCGGAAATGAATCCTTCTGGCAAGGAATTATTGATGAGTTCTATAAAAAGTATTCTGGACTCAAACAGTGGCACGATAAAATCTTCTTCGAAGCAAAGCGAGATAGAAAACTTGTTATGCCTACTGGAAGAATCTACTACTACGAACCTGAAATAAGAAATGGTAAAGTAAATTATCCTAGAACAAAGATACTAAACTATCCTGTTCAAGGGTTGGGAGCAGATCTCATGTCGATTGCTCGAGTCAGTTTAAGAAACAGATTGAAAGGTATGGAAGCTATCCAAATGGTAAATACTGTACACGATTCAATAATACTTGACTTTGATCAAAAAGTATGGGATAATATTAGTATAGTCAACATTGTTGACAAATGTTTTAATGATGTGCCAGCTAACTTTAACAAGTTATTTGGAAAAGAGTTCAACCTTCCTATGAGGGTTGAGTGTCAAATTGGACCCAATTGGGGAGATATGGAGATCGTAAATGCAAATCACAGTAATTGACGTAGGTGCACCAAATACACACGCTGCTAAGAATGGTAGATCATACCAGTCTATGGAAGTAACTTATAAGAACGAGCAAGGTCAAACTCAATCTAAAAAGTTGATGTCTTTCTCAAATCCTGAAGTGTTTAAACAAGCTAAGGATTGGAAGAAAGGTGATAGTGTTAATGTAAATATGACTAAAGATGATGCAGGTTATTGGCAGTGGGTAAGTATTGGTGAGGCAGGTTCCGCACCTGCAAGTCCACCACAAGCTTATTCAGGTAAACCACAAGCTGCAGGTACACGAGTCACTGGTTCTAACTATGAAACACCTGAAGAAAGAGCTAAGAAACAAGTGTATATTGTTCGTCAAAGTTCAATCTCAAGTGCCATTGAATTACTTAAGTCCAATGGTAATGATGTTAAAGTAGACAATGTGTTATCAGTGGCTAAGCAATTAGAAGATTATGTCTTTGGTAATACTACAGGAGTAGATGCTATTAACAGTATGCAGGACGATGTTCCTGTATAATGCAAGCTTTACTCGACCAAGATTTATTGTGCTTTAGATGTGCTGCTTCGGCAGAACACGATGATCTTGGTATTGCAATTTACCGATTAGATGAGCTCGTAGATACTATTCTCACTAAGACTGGGGCTAGTAGCTATAGAGCTTTTCTAACTGGTAATACTAATTTTAGAAAACAAATTTATCCTGAATACAAAGCTAATAGAACACAAGCTAAACCTGTACATCTAGAAGCTTTACGCAACTACAGTCTTGACAAGTTAAATGCAGAGTATGCTCCTGATGGTTTAGAAGCAGACGATGCTCTAGCAATTCATCAAACTGATGAAACAATTATTTGTACATTAGATAAAGATTTACTACAAGTACCAGGTTCTCACTTCTCCTGGGAAATTAGTGGTAAAGGTTGGACAAGACCTGACAGATTTGTTGAACAAACAGAACTTGAGGGTCTTCGTCTTTTCTACGAACAATGTCTTAAAGGTGATACTTCAGATAACATAAAAGGTATTGAAAAGATTGGTGAGAAGAAGGCAAAGGTTATGCTTGCTGGTTGCCAATCAGAACAAGAGATGTTCAATATCGTAAGAAATTTATATGGTAATGATGATGAATTTATTATGAACGCAAGAGTTCTATGGATACTTAGATCTATAGATGACGATTGGAAAAAGAGATTTGATGCCAACATTCAAAAGTAAACTAGAAGAGAAAGTCTGGGCTTCGTTAAAGAAAGTATTCCCAACGGTTAAATATGAACCTACTAAATACAAATATGTACAACCAGAGCAAGAAAGAACTTACACTCCTGATTTTAAAACTGGTCGTAGGAATGTATTTATTGAAGCTAAGGGTAAGCTTGATCTCGAGACTAGAAAGAAAATGGTGTGGTTTAAACAGTGCAATCCTAACATTATTATTATATTTCTATTTCAAAATCCTGATAACAAATTAACTAAAAGAAGTAAAACAACTTATGCTATGTGGGCAGAAGCTCAAGGGTTTCTGTGGTTAGACTTCAGAAAGGACTGGCTTCGTGATTATCAAAAACTGTGTGAAAAATGAACGTGGAGGTTATGACTTTCAGTTCAGTGTAAGTGAAGACGAAGCAGAATATCTTATACACTTAGCTATTGAAATGTTAATTCACAGTGGCACTATTCAACTACAAGATCAAGAATCTGCTCAAGATGAACTTGATTACTACATA